ACTAATCGGGCTTCCGGGGCCAGCGTAAAGGAAAAATATGCCACCTATTCAAACAAACGTAGTCGTTCCCACGCTTTGCGTTCACCAGCCGCTTGACAGCACCGCCAAGCTGAATTACACATACCGTAACAAGATCGTCAACGGAGGCTTTGACATCTGGCAGCGCGGCGCAGCATTTGACTTAGCCGTTGCCGGATATACCGCCGACCGCTGGCTGACCGATCTTGTCGGACAGATTACACGCGAAACATTTGTAGCCGGTGAATCGCAGCTTATGGATAACGCCAAGTATTATCTCAAAACGACCCCTGCCGGTTCAACGCCAGCTTCAATCGAGCAACGTATCGAGGGCGTCAGGACGCTTGCTGGAAAGCAAATAACCCTGACGTTTTGGGCTAAATGCGGCATTCCCGGAAGCACGTTAAGCATTGCCGCCATCCAAAATTTCGGAACAACCGGAGGCGTAAGCGTCGGCGCCGAAGTTTCAACTGTTGTTGGCACGTCGGTTCTTTTGAATGTTTGGCTGAAAAAGACGTTGACCGTAACGCTGACGACCATTGCCGGCAAGACCATAGGCACAGACGGCAACGACTATTTGGCGATTCGGTTTGGCCTACCTATTGACAACCTTTATTTGTGCAACGTGCAGCTTGAACAGGGGCCGCTGGCAACCGACTTTGAGCAACGTCCGATTGACGAAGAACTGCGGTTATGCCGCAGGTTTTACGAGCAGCAGGACATTCTTTCCGGTCAGGTTGCGCTTTACGGCATTGGCACGTCTGGAACCGACGCCACATTTTCTATTCCGTATGCGACCAAGCGCGCTATTCCTGAGATAACCGTTCCCGGAACATTGCAGATTGCAGCCAACTCCGACACGCCGACGTGGTCGGACGGCGTCATATCCGAGCAGGTTGGAAACAAGATCGCTACCGTAAGCTCCGGCCTTGTTGCTGGCGTAACGGTACTCGGCCAAGCATCTTCTGATTGCAGCATAACCATTGACGCGGAATTATAATGAATGTTTTTGATGGATTCGAGAGCTTAACAGGCGGCATGAACTCCGCCGTTTCGCCATCGCTTATCCAGAAAACAGAGATAGCGCGCGGCGTCAATATTGACCTACGCAGCGGCCATGCCAGAACGCGCAAGCCATTTGTGCGCCGAGCAATGTCCGGCGAGCCAAGCGTCATTGCAGCCATTGAAAACGGCAAGTATCAAGGCGGATGCATCTTTAGGTACTCCGGCATGGACTACGTTGTTTTTGGCGTTTTCGGCAGGATTTACATGCTCAACATTCAGACGTTCGACGTTATTGACATAACGCCAGCAGAGCGATTAAGCGCGGTTGTTGACCGGTTCTACTTCTGCCAAGCGAACGAATATTTGATTATCCAAGACGGCTATAACCGGCCTGTAATAGTGCGCGGCAACGTGGCGCGGCAATCGGCTTGCGGCGACGACAGAAGCATTCCGGAAGTGCCGGTTGGCAAAATGATGGCGTTCGGGCAAGGCCGGCTCTTTGTTGTTGTTGGCGACAAATACATCATGGCCGGCGACATTTACCTGCCGTGGCAGCCAGAGCGCGTTTTGCAGTTCACGGAAACGCAGTATCTTTCCGGCGGCGGCGCATTCGGATTACCGACATGGATGGGCAACATTACCGGCTTGGCCTTTCAGCCAAACGTCGTCAGCGGCACAGGACTTGGCGCGCTTGTTGTCTTTGCCGACAAAGGCGTCGCGTCGTTCGGCGTTCAGGCGGCACGTTCAACATGGAACAGTACAGACATTTCGCGGGTGTTGTATCAGGACGGTGGCGGCACAGGACAGGCGTCGCTTATATCGGTCGGCAACGACATCTTTTACCTTGCCACAGACGGACTGCGCAGCCTAAAATTGACCGCCAGCGAATCGCAGGGATCTGGCGCATTACTGCAAAGCTTGCCGCTATCCCGTAAAATCCAATCAATCGTTGACGACGAAACGCCTTGGGCTTATCAATACGCATCCGGCGCGGTGCATGACAACCGCATGCTGATAACGTCCGTCGCCAGAATGCGCAAGGTTCTCAATCCGTTTGGCGTCAATGTTGATGATTTTTACTTTGAAGGACTAACCGCTATTGACATGATAGGGCATACCGGCATCCCGATTGTTTACGAAGGCATTATTACCGGCTGCAAATTCCTTCAAGTATTCGACGCCGAACGATTCAAACGCAAGCAGCTTTTATGTTTCGGGCTTGGCGCTGAAAACAAAATCGGCGTTTACACGCAAGAAAACACCGCGCTTGACAACTATAAGACGCGTCCGGAATGCCGAAGTTATACCGCCGCATTCGACTTTCAATCACCAACGCCGGTTCAGAAGCGGCTTGCCTACGTCGAGGTTTGGGTTTCCGAGTTAAGCGGCATTGTTGACATGGAAGTTTTTTACCGGCCAGAAGGCTATCCGCTTTGGACAAAAGCAGGCGAAGCGCGGTTTATTGCCAAAGACAGCAACACCGGCGAATATAACGTATTGCGGCAAGTGCGCCAGAAAATACGGATCACCGAGGATACCGCAGGATTATCAGCAGAACAAAGCGAATTGCGCAACATGCTCGTGGCGCCGCGAATACAATTTTGCTTTTCGTGGAAGGGATCATGCCAGATAGACCGAGCGCTTTGTGTGGCCGACACTCAGCCGGACGAAGTGCGCGTTGACGAGAACGACGACCATACTTTTGAGTTGACAGGACAGGCGTTAATGGATTACGATTACCTTCTATAGGAGATCATTATGGCATTCAATTTAACAGTTTCCGCAATAACACCGCCTGACGGACTTCCGCATGCCGACCGCAAAACCGAGATCATGGAACTGCCAACCTATTTGCGCGTTACCGGCGCGTCCGGCGCGTCGGAATTGAAGCTTGTATTTGTCAGCGCGAGCGAGCCCGGACCGGACAACATTGACAATGTGTGGCTGAAAATTGACGAAACCGGGCGCAAGCATGGGTTTTATATTTACGACGCCGTTCTTGGCACTTGGCTTTTAATGGCAGGCCCCGGCGTTTATGTTGGCACAACTGCGCCGGACGACATTAACATTCTTTGGCTCAAAACCGATTCGGTTGACGCAATCCTTACCGTTGACGGTTCAACAGCCGTAGCCGCGCCACAAGGTCTTTATCAATGCGTAGGCGGCACGTTGTGGACTTGCTTCACTACGACAGCCGCAGAAGCCAAGCAGGTGATTATTCAGGCGGCGGCACCGACCGGAGCAACAGATACCATTTGGGTCAAGACCGCATCGGAAAAAGGCGTTTGGTATTGGACTGGCGCGGCATGGCTCAACGCTTCCGCGCCGAACACCGTGGCCGCTGGAACCGGCGCAAACTACATCCAAACCAGCGCGGCACAGCCAAGCGCGGCTTTACGGAATTACGTGTTGTGGGCAAAAACCGGCAACGCCCCGAACGGCTTATTTTATCCGGATGCCACAAACGAATGGTGGCAATCCATACACCCTATCCATTTCAGCAGGCTTTATCCGGCCACCGCTGAAACATTGGCAGGCGGTCATTGGACGGCAGCAGGCGTCCTTTACAGCGCCATTTGCCCGACAATTGGAACAGCCGTATTCAGCGAAGCGCCCGTCATGTCCGTCACGCTGGAATACGACACAGGCTTTACCACGCCCGGAAGTTACTTGAATTGGGCGTTCCAACCCAGCACCAGCAATTTCGGCGTAGGTGTTTACAATCCCGGCGCGAGCAGAGACGTCCAATTCAGGGTCGGCGTAACCGGACACATGAGGATACCATTTGCATGAGAATAACACTTGAGCAAGCACGAACGTTCCTTGCCCCATTTGTCGGTTCAGGTCTGGCGTCCAATAACCCGAAGGTTGTGGACGCCATTAACGAAGCCATTATGCGCCTGCTGCCTAAGCTTCCGGCAGAGGGAACGATGGGCAGAATGCGCTTTTACGTCAACAACGGAACAATTACGATGCCGCGTGAAGTCAACCGTCTTATTTCCGTTTGCGTTGACGACATTCCTGTCAACATCTTTAGCCGCTGGTATGAGTTTTTGAATTACGGCCCCGGCGGCATGGACGCCAACCAATCAAGCTCGAACGACTTTATTGATCTTGGCGACGGATTTTGCACACACAGCGACGTCCACACGCCGCGCCAGCTTCTTGTTGTTGCTGGCGAAGAAGAGCAGGACGCCAGCATCCGCATTATGGGCTTTGACGAAAACGGCGAGGAAGTGCGCACCGACGGCGTTCCGGGCGAATCCGTTTTGATCAAAAAGAACATGCCGCACTACACCGTAAATAAGTTTTCGGCAATCACCAGCGTCAGGAAGCCGACCACAAAAGGATACGTTTATCTTTCGGCATACGCACCAGACCCGCTTGAACGCTTTGACCTTGCAACCTATCACCCCGACGAAACGAACCCTTGTTACAGGCGTTACAGAATAACCGCGATTTGCCAATGCAAACAGGCGTTGACCAACTGCGCATTGTGTTCATTCAAGGACACCTGTCGCGCTTATACGAATTGCGCGCTGACCGGCGATACGACCACGCCACCATATACGGCGACCGCTTTGGTGAAGCTGCGCTATTTGCCTCTGGTTTATGACACCGACCCTCTTTTAATCCAGAACCTTCCGGCAATCAAAATGATGTTGCAGGCAATTCGGCGTTTGGATTCCGGCGAATTTCCTGTTGGCAAAGCGTTTGAAACCTCGGCCACAGCAGCGCTACTTGAGCAAAACGAAGATAACGAACCCGAAAACAGCCAGATAAATATCGCGTTTGATATGCCGTCGCCGGTGTGCAATATAATTTAAGGAGATGATATGTTCACTTGGGGAAAAGAAGTTTATAATTTAGTTAAGGACGCGACAAGCAGCGGCGACGATAGCGGCAGCAGCGACGCCAGCAAAACGTCATCATCAGACTCCAACCAAGCTTACATTGACGCTTTAATGGGCATGGGCGGCGCCGCGCCAGTTGACTACAACGCCATGTATAGCGCCATGGCCGATATGTATTCCAAAATGTCGGCCATGAACGAAGAAAAGTTTGACAAATACTGGCCGGAATCCATCAAAATGGGTATCGAAGCGTCCAAGACTTTCGATGCAGCGTCCCGCGAACAATCTCTGCAATCCACAATCTGGAACCAAAACCTTGCCAATATCAGCAACGAATGGCTTGCCAACATCACGCGCTACGGCAACATCTACATGCGCGAAGAAGCTGGCAAAATGAATCAATGGATGATGGGGCAGGTCGCCGACGTCAACGCTTTTAACAGCGAACAGTTTTACGGCGCGCTTGAAAAGGCCATGCCCGGAATCATGGACACCGCATCCGCTTATAAGGCGACCGTTGACCAGATGCTAACCGGCGAATTGCCTGACGTGGTTAAACAGGAAATCGCGCAGACTGCCGCCGAACGTGGCATGTCATCTGGCGTTTACGGCCCCGCGCTTGAGAACGCGCAGTTACGCGATCTTGGCATTAACCGGCTACAATACTTACAGGCAGGCCAAGCGCAAATTCCGGCTTTGGTTGGCGTTTCGCAGGCGTTGACCGCGCCAGTCGCCACTCCGAACATTTACCAAAACGTGATGATGACGCCAACGCCATTCACGCCATCGCCAACTTACACAACGCCGACGAATGTTGCTGGCGTTTCGCAGAATTATTTGTCATCAATCATGGGGCAAACGATGATGCAGCCGGCGCAGGGCATGGCCGCTGTTGGCAACATGGCGCAAATACAGGCGCAGACTAACATTGCCAATACGCAGTTGCAGTATAGCCAAGCTATGAGTATGCTCAATTACGGAGTGCAGCAACAGACGCTTGCGCAGAACCAGAGCATGTTTGATCAGCAGAT